TTCCGCCATCTCTTGTTGCTGGCCAGCCATCGAGATGAATTTACCCGCCAAGTCCTCAAAGGCTTGCTGGCTAATTCCGTTCTCCTTGGCCCAGTCGCGATAAGCCGTAAATAGCTCATCGTCGTCCGAGACGTTCGCCTCGGCAAACATTTTTGTGTCGTACTCATCCGGAGCCTTGTGCTTGCCCTGAGAGAACTTCTTTTGAAGCTCGTTATATGACTTAACCAAATTTTCGAGGTCAGGCCCTTCGTCATCATTCCAGAATTTTTCCGGATACCAATCGGGCCTCTCAAACTCAACCTCCTCACCATCCTCGGCGACCGTCACGCTATCAACAGAAGGCTGGTTGTCAGGCTCACGGTGCGGGATGCTGACCTCCTCGACCGGCTTGTCATCCTCAAGCTGCGCGCCAGCCATAAGACCATCGCTGTCGTTTTGCACTTCTGATGCTGTTTGTTCTTCGCTCATAACTCTGATGCCCTTTTCATTCGCCGCTCAATCTCGCGGACCATTGAGTTTTGCCCCTCGCGGGCAAATCCGTGGGAAGCGTCCTCACCCGGATACCAAGTCGGTTGTTCAATCGTAAGAGAACGAAGATGTGTCAAAACCTTTTGACCATCTTCAGAACCAAAAACGCGCAGATACATACGATCTACGTCATCGTTCTCTTGCTGGTTCGTTCTCAGGAATTCGGACTGTACTGTCCGAAGACCCTCCCATCCATCCACATCTGACATTATGCCCCTTCAGGTGGTTGCTCCTGCCCTTGCATCGCAGCCATTTGCGCCATCTGCGCCGCTTGCTGCATCATCTCCTCACGCTCCTGCGCGGAAGTCCTAAGTTCAGCCGGTACGCCCAACTTGTCGGCCACATAATCAGCGATAGCGCCCATACGCGGAGCCATCTGGCCCTCCGGGCCGAGTGCCGACGATAGCTGCACCCATTGCGTAATCTTCTCAATGTCGCCCATGTTCTGTGCCTGCGCGATTGGCGACACGGGCGCGACCTTTACCTCAAGGCCGTTTACACGCAGCGGCATGTCAATCAATCCGCGCTCGTCCATGACATAGAGAACGCGCGAGACAATCGGAATCATCGTCTCGGTGATGAGGCGGCCAAAGGCAGAACCAAGATTCTGGGCCAACTCCTTCATGCGCTCTGCGATTTCCGTAGCGCTCCGAGCCGACATATTGTCGGGCGGAAGCGTATCGTCCAGCAAGATTTTCTTGATGTTCATGCGAAGATCATTGATGACGATCTGCGACACGTTGAAGTCACCCGACCTCGGCAATTGACGAAGCGACTCGCCTTGAGGTCCACCGTTCCGCGCCACAGGAATGATTGCACCCGGCGTGATGCGAATGGTTTGCGGGTTCAGAACGCCATCATCCGCCGCCGTGTAAACGCCAGCGATTGAGAGAGACGCATTCTTGAGGAGAAGCTCTAGCGTTTTGTTCAGCGTCTTGATGTCAGGCAAGGCCGTAATCACGGGGCCACGCCCATAGATTTCGCCAGCGACCTTCATGTATCGGGCAACGATCCAAGGACTAGACTTCATCTCACGCTCAACCAGCTTGACCTTGCCAGACGGCCAGATGACGCAATAGTGATAATCACCACGATCCTGATTGTAGATTGTTGCCTCAAGAAGTTCGACCTCTTCAGTCGGCTTCTCATCAATCATGCGCTGCAATCGATCAGGTATGTACGCTCCAACCCAATGCTGTGCAATTGCCTCTGCCTTAATCCGCATGCGGCGATATACATTATCGACCTTTCCGTGTGCGCCTTCTTCAATGGAAACGAGGTATTGCGGCACGGCGGTGAAGCGGATCGGCGTAACGTCATCGCCCGGCTGGATTAGCATGACGGCGGTGCCGACTGCCAAATCCATCAGGAACTCACCCATAGCCAAGTCAAAGTTGGTCTGGCGCAGAAGTGAAAACATCTTGTCGCTGTAGACATCTAGCGCAGCCTGCGCCTCAAGCTGACGATTGTCAGGGATTTCAGGTCCGGGCTCTAGGCGGCACCAGCGTCCATACGGCGGAAACAGCCCGCTCTGGATTCGATTGGCAAAGCGTTGTGTCGCGTTGATGGCGGTCGAGTCAAAGACGCGGACCATCTTGTTCTGGCCAGGAGAACCGCCGCCCTCGTAATAGCCGTCATACAAGTTCCTCTGCGGAAGCGCGAACTCGTAACAGTCCTCGTAAATCTGACGCCAATTATCTTTCCGGCGCTGCGCCAGTTCGTGACGCTTGATGATTTCTTCGACGCTTTTCATGGATCAGTCTTTCTTGTTCCGCGCGCTGATCGCACGCGCCTTCGCCTTGGCGTCGGATTTTGAAGAAGCGCCCCACGCGCGCAGTGACAGGAGAAGGCGCGTGGGGCGTCCTTTCGAGTCGCGTTCCGGGCCGGGCATGGAACCCATCCGCGCCAAGAAAGAGGCTCGTCGCGGGTTGTCGCCTTTCTTCACTGGCGCTTTCAGGTTCATACCCTGTGCGCGAGCGGAAGCACGGCCCTTTGCGTTTAAACCACCAGAGGGATTCTTACCTTCTTTGCGGGTCCAGGCGGCGGTCACTTTTTGTCCCGGCTCAAAATAGATCTTTGCTTGTACTGTTTAAGCACTTGCTGCGCCTGCTCTGCGCTTGTGGGCGTCATCTCTTTGTGAAGCTCCACATCATAAGCACGCAGTTCTTCATGCGTTGCGCGCGTTGGCCATCGAACGCCGCTCTTTAAAGCTCGCTCTGTTGCGTCTCTCTCGCTCAAAATCTTGCCATCCCAAACCGATGGAATCAATGTCGGCACGCCATTGATATCGACCTGCATGGTATAGACCGTAGAAATGCTGCCGTCTTGGTTTTTGACCGTTTTGCCTTCTGCAATGTTGCGATAGTGATGCTCCAAGATTGGGTCCATCACTTTTTGTTCCGGCTCGCGATGCGCGGCCCTCATATTATCAATCAAATTTGGATATGGACGGCCAGCCTTCTTCGCGGCACGCATCGCAGAACGCTTCTGTGCAGAACTCAAAGATTTTGGCTTTCCCAAGTCCTTTGGCCTTTTCTTGTCCCAAACCTCTTTCTTCATTTCTTTGATCTATTCCTACTCATCGACATCACGATAAGATTTCTGTGAGAATTATTTTTAGGGTTTCCGTCCCTATGGTCTACATCCCTACCGTCGCCCTTCCGCACCGAACCGTTTTTCACCATCTTGCGCCGAGCGGCATTCCGCATGGCGCGGTTTTTCTTCTGCTCTGGCTTGCTGTGAAAACTATCGTATTCCCTGCGGTAGTTTCTGGTCATTATTTCTTCTTCATCATCTTCGTCTTCATGCTGACCCCAGAAATACGGCCACCATATTGCTTGGCGTACTCCTTGGCGGCAGACATGCCAGCCTTGCTATACGCAAAATGGCGGGTTTTCCCGTCTTTTGTGACAACCTTCGGCATCATCCGGCACCCAATGTTATTTGCGATTGATCCCCTTGACCGCCGCCCAACAAGGCACGCGCAGAAAATCTACGCGCCCTAGATTTTGCGGCACTTCGGCGCTGTTCAATTGTACTTAAAGAGGGTTCGTTTGCTTTAGATGAAAACCCCTTTATTGCCAATATATCTTTTTCCGGAAGGGATTCACCGGCCAACACCGCCCCGGCAGCGCGTTGTGCGCTGCGCTTAATATCATCCGGAACCGGGCGGCCATCTGAAGATGTCACCTTACTAGCGGAAGGGATTTCCGCCACAACGCGCCCCATAGCCTTTGGCATCAGACTGCCCACTACCCGGCACCCAATGTTGTTTGCGTCTCCTCTTGCTGACCGCCGCCACCCAAAAGCGAACGGGCCGAAATGCGACGCGCGCGTGATGCAGCCGCGCGACGACGCTGATCCTCAGTGCTTTGGACAGGCTTCGGCTCTGGCTCTGGGGCGGGTGGTGGTGGCGGCGGCGGAGGTGGTGCGCTAGGCCGCGAGATTACGCCACTCATTAGCCAGCCCCGAGGGTAGACTGGATACCCTCACGGGCGTCCTCACGCTCGCTCGACAGAAGAAGGCGTTGACCGCCAATCTGGCGCGCACGGCGCTGCGCCGAAAGCTGCGCCTGTTTCTGACGCTCCTCCTCCTCTAGCCTTTGCTCTTGCCGCTTTTGTGCGGCAGAAATCTCCGGGTCCGGAGGAGGTGGAGCCGGTGTGCTAATGCCGCCGCCAAATAATCCACCCATCAATAATACCTCGCGAGCATATAGTGATTTGAACCGTCAGGCCCGTAGCCCCTCAACAGCCCCTCGTGTTCAAATTTTAATGCTTTGGCCCATCGAAGTGCAAGCAAGTTGCTACTATCGACGACTATCTGCAATCTATGTAATTGCATATCAGTAGCAATGTTATCGAAGTATCGTAGCGCACCCCTTGTGAGCGATATAGGATTTCTTTCAACAATATAGCTTGTAAGTATCCAAGCCTCTGCAACGCCCTTCCATATTGGGACAGCGCCAAAGCAACACGCCACATCACCATTATACAGCGCCGTTGCAGACGTTTCACAAGACGCATAAGTCCGAAGCATGTCCTCGTAATTAGGGAACCACTCAAAATATTTGCGCTCAAATTCACGCAAATTCATCAAGTGGACATGCGCCCAGTGAAACTTAATAAGTGATACAGAGCTGTTGCTAGATATCTTCATTTGCGCTATAAATGAGATGCCTTCCTTTCGTGTACACTACCTCCGAGGCCGTTCCCTGTTGCGGCCTCGGAGTTTTTTTATGCAAACACGTTGAAATCTGTGCTGGCGACCGCCTGCTTGTATAACGGCATTCCATTGGGGTTGCGGGTCAATGCACGATGCTCGCCGCCGCCCAACATCAGATATCCATAAGCGTCACCGACATGCGAATGCTCGTTCTTGTTTGGTGCGTCCTTAAATCTTTCGTGGCCAGCGCCAACCGCGACACGCTTAAAATGGTAGCCGCCACTCAACGACTTGCGCGTGCGAACGCAATCTTTCGACACAAGCAAACCCGGACGCCCGTCAATCAACCTGTTCATGGGCATGGCACCCGCCTCACGCCGCACCTTAAAATCATTCGATGCAGTCGGTTGGGCGCGAAGGCCAAGCGTCCGCAAATGGTCAAACGCCGTGACTTCAAAAATCTCATCACGCTTGCCGCCCGCCGGATCACCCCAGATCATCACATCGCTCTTGGGAAACTTGGTCTGAATATCCGCCATCAGATGATGGGCGAACCGTTCCAGCCCCATATCGAAGGCGACAAGCTCATGCACGATATGCCACCTGCCGTTTGACATCTTCTGTCCAAAGACAGCAGCGGGCGTCAATCCAAAATCAAGACCGATATGGACCGGCATGCCCATCTCGATATCGACATCCGCCGCCATCAAGCTATCGGTATATTCGTGCCACACGGGCTTGCCGTCCTGCACATAGACATACTGTGCGCCCGCATAACATTGAATCCAATCAAGCGTCTTACCGGCAAGCTGTTGCTCGTAATATCCAATTGGAAGGTTGTTCAGGTTTTCAGCCTTGCCGTTTAATAACCAATACCTGTCGCCGCCAAATATAGCGCCTTCATGCTCTTTGGTTCCCTCAACAACGCCACCCGGTTGCTTGTAGAACTTCCACGGATACTTGCCACGTATCGGGTTCTTTTCAGCAAGATTGGGCCACCAATGATCCGAATCCATCGGGTTCGTAGACATCCAAACACCGCGCCACGGACATCCGCCATTTCTCTTTGTCGGGTATCTACCTACACGCGAAGTCAGGCCATCGACCACAGCCTTGGGTAGTTCGCGCGCCTCATCGATAAATCCGCCGGTCAGTTCCAAACTCAGAAGTTTCCTGACATCGCGCGGCTGATCCAGCGCCAGAAATATGACCTCGCAATCAAGGCCGGGCGCGCCGTCCCTCGGAGGCAGCTTTATATGATGCGTAATAGGAGGCGACCAGCGCATCTCGCCCCACGTATTTTCCGGAAAAATTTCCTGCCACGTCTTGATCGTCGTCGTCCGTAGCTCCGGGTAGCTGTTTCGTATTACGGCAAATCTGGAATATCTGATGCCATCCTCCGGTGA